AATGACTATGAGGCGGTTTATGAATCCCATTCATTTAGCAGCTTTTGTTCCAAATGACTGCAAATCAAATACTATACATGGTATCCATAACCGTCTCATTAAGGTGAAACCAGGACCATTGCAATTTACACCCATAATCACCCAATCAATGCGCGAATTTATTGATTACTTAATCCCAGTTCGCAATAATTTGATACCTGTCGATTATCAAGCAAGTCTTGATCGCCTCAAGAGGCCGACACAACGGTTTTTGCACAAGATGGCAGATTGGACTTTTGGTAAGATAAGAACGTTATCTTTCATGAAAAGTGAATCTTATGGGAAAGTGGCACCACGACGCCTAATTTCAACGATAAATGGTGCTGATAAAATTGATTATTCTCGCATCATTTATGCTTTTGAAACTGTGTTGAAACGACAACCTTGGTATGCTTTTTCCAAATCACCATTGTCGATAGCACAACGTGTGGCGGACATCTGTAAAACAGCTAATGTTGTAGTGGCATCAGATTTTTCCAAATTTGATGGCCATGAATCAGAAATCTTTAGGAAACTAGAGATCAGATGTATGATAGCCGCCTTCCGTGTTGAACATCATGATGCAGTACGTGAATTACACGAACGACAATACGGATTGCATGGTATGACACATGATAGTGTTCGTTATGCTACTGACTTTTCGCGATTATCAGGATCACCCGAAACATCTATTTTCAATAGCTTAAATAATGCGTTCACAGCATATTTAGCTTCACGTATAGCAGGTTATGATCCTTTTGTTTCCTGGAAACGTCTCGGTATTTATGGGGGTGATGATGGATTAACAGCAAACATATCGCGTGAAAGTTACATAGCCGCAGCGGAGGCCGTGGGACAAGAAATAACTATTAAGGAAGTGTTGCGCGGTGTTCGTGGAGTGCAGTTTTTGGCCCGTGTTTACAGCCCATTTATATGGGAAGGTGAATTATCATCCATGGGCGGCCCAAAACGGCAGTTAGGCAAATTCCATGTCACGCACAACAATGACTTCACTAATGAGCAAGTGTTTGCTGCCAAAATTCGTAGCTTTTCTCTCACTGATTGGAATTCACCAGTTTTTAACACGTTTTTAGCTAGAGCATCGGAGTTAATTACAGAAGAGAAAGTAATACCACAATTATCGAGGTGGATTGATAAGTTCCCTCGGGAACAGCAATATCCAAATGAACATCATGAGTGGATGTATGAGCAATTAATTGAAGAAATACCATCATTCAATTTGGGTGCTTTCACAGTATGTGTTGCCCAATGCACCACAATCGCACAACTGATGAACATGCCATTGTTCTCAGAACCTGAACCAATTGAAGTTAAAGAACCAACAGATGTTAATGGGGTATTGTATCCAAGCACTTTACAAATTGATTTTGTGGATCCACCAATTGATGAAAAGGGTGTGTTGATTGAAGAAGATGGCAAGCATCACGTGGAAGCACCAAGAACAAAATTTGTGAATGGATATCCACGCAGACCATTGAATGATCTAGGTTGTTCATTAGTGCAAGCACCAATTGTTCCCAACACAAAGTTGTGGCAGCCTCCTAAAATTAGGGGAGCTAGATTACCACGTGTTGAATCAAAACATGATAAACCACCCGACGAAGATGTTGCAGAAATGCCAGCAGAGTCAAAGTACTTAAATCGTTTTGGTAAAATTAAGAAACCTAGTGTTCAGAAATTACCCCCTACCCTTTACGGTAGTGGAAGTGTATCATCAACCGCAATAACTATAAATAAACACGCCGAGCAAGTGGACTCAGCGCGATTGCTCGCCAAAACACCCCCGGTCGGGGTGTGGCGGGTGAAAAAACAGTAAAACGGGGCGCCACTAGGGGCGCCCGTTTATTTTGAAAACGTATTTGTTTGATATAATTGTTTCCAAGATAGTACTCACGTACTTAGTCTCAATTAATATGCCTAAACGAGTTAAGAAAGTTTTAAAGAAAAAGAAGAAGATTGTCAAGAAAAGAGCAAAGCCACGAACTTCCAAAGTGGTTTTAGCTCGTGGGGCTCGTGTTCGCGCGGGTCCCACCTCACGATTAGTTGGTCCTTCCACTCAGTTGTCAGCACACCAAAATTTCAATTTTCCTAAAACATATTATACGATTGAAAAGTATAATGATGTTAAGAATGGAATACATGATGGAATAAAATTGAAATGGTGTGGGCCAGTTTATTATTTTAACGTGGCGACAAGTGGGGGATCACAGCTTTATAATGGCAATTATAATGTGTTGGGTAACAATAGTGCTAATTATCAACCATACATTGGTTTCGAAGTGAACCCGTATTTTGTGTTGCCTTATGCATCAGTTGCAGCTGTTGCGGAAGCATATAGTAGATTTAGCTTCCGATCGCTTAAAATGCATTATAATGGAATGTGTTCATCTGGCAGTGCATTTGCGTTGGCTATGGGATATGATCCAGACGGCTCTTTCTTGCCATCCGACTTACATTCCTATGGCCAAATGATGTCTTTGCCAGCCAACACTTATTTCCCAGCCTGGACGGCCCAATCGATAGATTATACCCCTTGGCTTAATCAGAAAGATTGGTTTTATACCGATTGGGATTCTGGCATAACAGATGCAGGATATAGAGAATCATACCAAGGCATTGCTTTAATGCATGTCAATGCAGCAATTCAAGGTGTAGTGACCGGAGCTGTTGACATTGGTATGGTTTATTCAGAAGGTGAGCTGTGGATGCACGGTTCATATCCATTTGCTCAAAATTATGCCATTAAGAATCGCCAGGAGAAAGTGCAGCTGAAACGCACACACGATCTGCAACGCAAACCGAAAAATGAGGCTAAAACCGAATCTAAAACACTGGTAGAAACACCAGTCGATGGTGATGCGGAATTCATAAAAATATTGCCACGTTCTAGATCGGTTAGTAAGAGCAAGTAATTATACAATAGATTCAAATTCATTTAACGGTGAAAGTTGAACTCATAAAAACAAAATAAAAATAAAATAACATGAGTTCGATGTACCCGTTCTGTGATCTGAATCCC